ATTAGCTTCATAATCGGGCCGTAAATTTCATCCCGAAACAGATCGAGAATCATCCGAAAGATGGGATCATAGTCGGCGGGCCTCTCCACCACGGGCGACAAAACCTTCATTGCTTAGGCCCCACCGGAGTCATGAGCGAAACGTCCTGAATCACTCCACGCTTCGCCAGATGCTCTCTGCAAAGCTGATAGCACTCGCCCGCGAAGATCTCACACGGATCAAGATCCTCCCCGTCAAAGCGATTCAGATCCTCGGCCTCCATCGAGAACTTGAAGTACACCGCTCCCTCTCCGGCCTCGAAGTCCTCGAACACGAGCATTACCCTTCTTTTAGGTCGCATGACCTCTGTCATAGGTCGTCGCATTCCTCACGGGTGTAGCAGTTCCAGGGACAAACCTCGGCCTTCTGTTCGAGGATGTCGTCGGGATGTCGGTCGAGAGGTCGATTCAAGGTTTCATCCGTTCCGCAAGTCGTTAAGAGAAGTACGAGGATCAGTAGATCAAGAAGCGTGAAGTACGTCCGTGTGCTCATTTTGTCCTCTCCTTGGACAGTATAATGCTCAGCTCTTGGCCTCCGGGCTCTTCAGAGATGACTCCTTCCCCTTTCCACCTTTGGACTCTCCCGGCTTGCCCTCGGGCTTACCGGCTTGAGCCATCTCCATGTCCGCTTCCATCTTCTCAGCCAGCGTGTCTTCCTTCGGGTCGATTGCGATCGGGAACCACTTACCCTGGTTCGCCATCTCTTTGAAGGACTCCTGACTGATGTAGCCCGCTGTCGCTGCGGCGATAGCGCGGTTGAACTGATTGGTCTTCACGTTCTCTTCCTGCTCACTGGAGAGAACGCGCAACGGCTTGAAGTCCACGGTGAGATCATCCGGGATGTAGCCGAAGAGCTGCATACAACGGATCTTCACCATCTTGATCGCGTGATGACGGGCCGGATCTCTTACCGTGCCCTCGACCATCCCGTTGTAAACCTCGATGTCATCCTCACCGGAGTTGAAGCCCGTGGCCGAGATGCCAAAGAGCTTCGTCATCGGCATACGCATGTCGGCGGCGATATGCATCCGAATGCCGATCATCGTATCAGCCAGGCCCGTGAACTGAAGCTCCTTCTGCTCGAAGTCGTCTTCCTTGTCCATGGTGATGGCGCAGTTGTAAGCCTTTTGCTGATTGGCGAGCGCGATTCGCTGAGCCACCTTCTGTTGGCCTGTATCACTCATCAGCGTGCTTGTCAGGTTCTTGATCTTGTAAATATCGACCTTGAACTCGTCGAGCACTTCAAACGTGACATCGTTCGCTTTGAGGTACTTGTTGATCGAGTGAACCAGGCCCTCAATGATCGAAAGGCCCCAGCCACGGAGCCGCGGACGAATCAGACTCGGAGCTTTCACGCCCTTGAGAATGAGTACACGCGACTTGTGTACGTTCTTCCCATAGTAGCGGTAGTAATCGATCTTCGGTGAATCCATTGGCTCACCGTCGCCGCCCTCCGCACTCGTGTTCATCTGATCCCAGAACAGCTCCCACATATCGACGGCTTTGAAGCGAAGCTCTTCGCCCTCTTTGATGTCCCGCTCAATGTCGAGCTCTTGGGACCAGTCATCACCGTTGATAATGAGAACGCCCGCTCCACCGTACAGGCGATTCCACTTCAGCGCTTCACCCAGGATGCCGACATCGTTCTCTTGCTCCAGCGTGAAGTTCAGCTCGTGGAGTTCTTCCTCACTGAGCTGCTTCGACTTGATGACGAAGCCGCCTCGGAGTGCATCGTCGACGGGGATGTCCACCACGTTCTTCACGATGCCGATCTCGACATACGCTTCCGAGAGCGGCTGGCGCATGTTGGAGATCAGATAGTTTCTCAGGTTGCGGAAGATCGTAAGCACCTGAGTAATCATCGGAGAGTCACCCAGGTTGAACCCGAGCACTTCCGCAAGCCCGTTCAAAAGTTTCAACTGACGAAGCTCATTCGTCAGCTTCTCAACCTCTACGGCGGGTACGGGTATCGTCGCCGGGACAGAGGGAGATGCCTTCGCATTCGATTTCTTTTTAGCCATAGGCCCCCTAGAGCACGTCGCAGATGGAAAGCGCGCGATCAAAAACTATTTTTGTTCCGTCAATCACAGTATCTACGAAATCGTCATGCCTGGCACGAGGAAAACCCATCAGCTCGGCCAAGAGTTCTTCCTTCTCGGCAATCTCCTCATTGATCGTCACTACGTGCCCGACAAGTCTAGGGATTGCATCGTTTGCCCGCTCGACCTTATCACCTTTTCGGTCTTTGAAAAACTCTTCTACTTCGTCCTCCGGTGGGAGCACACAGCCCTTACGCGGGAGCATCTGATTCAGGTAGATCCCGTGGCCCTTGGGCTCGACCCACACGCCGCGAAAGCCCCACTTGCGCTGAGCTTCGAGAATGAAAGGCACCGCGTAAGTTTCCACATCGACGGCTTTGATCTGAGCCCGCCACACTCGGATGATGTAGAGCTCTCCGTCCTTCACGCCGAAGTGAGTGAAGACCGTGTAGTCGTTGTCCTGCTTGTCCTTGTAGGCCGTGTCCGCAACGATGAACGTCCAATCGAAGTGAGACGGCATCGGCCCGAACTTGAACATCTCGCGCTTGAAGTGAGCACCGCCCACCGGATAGGGCCGTTGCTGAAAGAGGCTCGACCACGCACGCTCATCGACTTTGAACTTCGCAAGCTCTGACGTGGGGTACTTCAAAGGCCAAAGCGCTTCCCCGATTTGACGTGGGTCACTCGGGTCATCCATACTCACGCGCTCAGCCGGGTACTCGATGATCTCGAACTGCATCGCATCGGGCTTGCGCTTCATCTCCTCCATCAAGCGGCCTGAGAGATCGTCCTCATGCCAGCGAGTTTGAGTGATGAGCACTTGTCCTAGGTGCCCCGATTCGAGATCAGTTTCGAGACGAGTTTCCAAGTCGCTCTTCCAAAACTTCCACAGGCGCTCACGGAACGCTTCTGAGTCAGCGATCTCTCGGCCTTTGATCGGGTCATCGATGATAATGTAATTCGCGCCTTTACCGGTGAACGACCCACCGACGCCTTGGCCCCGATATTTCCCCTTCTCGTACATCTCGCCCTTGGAGTTGAGGATCGTGTGCTCGCTTGTATTGCGAACGCCCTTGACGTAGGAGACGCCCGTCGAGCAGATGCGAGTCTCGGGGAACACGCGCTTGTACTCGGGCGTGTCGATGATCTTCTGAACGTCTTTGCACATATCGCCTGCGAGGTTGTCCAGGTAGCTCACCGCAAAGATTTCAGCGTTTGAATTTCTCCCGTGGAGGAACGCGGGGAGGCGCCGAGAAACGAGCTCGCTCTTTCCATGACGAGGCGGCATGAAGACCATGAGAAAGCGGATCTCTCCGCGAGCAAACGCATCGAGCTTGGCGGCGAGATTGCGATGATGCCAGTTCACTCGATAATTCGGCTTCGTGTAGAGCGTGAAGTCGAGCAGGTGATTACGTGCTCGCTCCAGCGCTTCTAGTTCTGCGAGCTCAAGCTCCTGAGCTAGAGTCAGAGCCATGACCAGCTTCTTCTTTCATCTTACGAAGCTCTGCAAGCCTAGCTTTCTGTTCCTCTTCGCTCATCTGGCCTACCTCAGTGGACGTGCGAATCGGAGCACCGTTCATGCCCGTGTGCTCGATACGCTCCGTTGGCCTCCACTTGCCTTTACACTGAAGCAGAAACCTCAGCATGTTCGGATCTTTGTCGCTGAGAACGACGGCCCGCTGATGGGCCTTTGCCATGGTGTTCGACTGCCCGTTCTCGATGATCTGACGCAACTCGGGATGATGCTTCAAGGCATCAAGGAACACAGTACGCGAAACCTCGATTAAGTCCGCGATTTGTTCCAGAGAAAGCAGAAGCGCGGCCAGCGCTTTCATCTGCTTCTTCTGCCGGTTATTGGGATACCAGCGAGCCCCTGAGTTGTGTCCACCTTGCTTACCTGGAAGTCCGTCCATACGCTCTGACAATACACGCGAGCTATACACATTTCAACATAGACGACTGAACTGCTATAATTCACACTGAATGCAAGCCACGGATGCGGCTGATAAGCGCGGTGGAATCGGGGACATAATCGTAGCCCTGGAATGGAAAGACGACCGCGCAGGCAAGAAACCACGACGCAGGAAAGCGAGGCCACGGAATGCCTGCCCCAAAATGCTCAGAAGAAGATTTCATCGCGCTCTTTAAGGCTCACGGCCCAGAACAAACCGCGAGGATACTCGGAGTAGCAACGCGCAACGTACTCGGTCGCCGCAAAGCAATCGAGATTCGAGACGGCATTCGCATCCTCGCTCCTCAAGACCACGCGAACACTGACATCGGCCACACGCGAAGAGCCAACGTCACCTACTCTCCACGCCTGACTCTCGATCTCAGAGAGGGCATCGCTATCGTAGGATCTGACGCCCACTACTGGCCTGATGAGATCACGCCTGCCCATCGCGCTCTACTCTATTTGTGTAGAGAGCTTCAACCTAAAGCCACGATTCTCAATGGTGACATCTTCGATCTCCCGCGTGCAGCTAAGCACTCTCCCATCGGCTGGAATAAAACACCGAAGGTGGAAGAGGAGCGCCAAGCCGTTGAAGAGCGCACGACCGAGATCGAGGACGCGAGCAAGAAAGCTCAGCATCTTTGGTTGATGGGAAATCATGATTTACGATTTGAAAATCGCCTGGCTCTTCAGGTGCCTGAGATGGAGGGCACGCCGGGCTTCTGCCTCAAGGACCACTTCCCACGCTGGGACATGGGAATGTCTCTTTGGATCAATGACCGAGTGGTCGTGAAGCATCGATTCAAAGGCGGACTTCACGCGACTCACAACAATACGCTGTGGGCCGGAAAGACGATGGTCACGGGCCATCTGCACTCTCTCAAAGTCACGCCGCTCAGCGATTACAACGGCATTCGCTATGGCGTTGATACCGGAACGCTCAGCAACCCTTACGGTGATCACGCCGCTTACGGTGAAGACAACCCACTCAACCATCGCTCCGGATTTATCGTCTTGACGTTTCACAAGGGCGAGCTACTGTGGCCCGAGATCGCAGCGGTGGTTGATGAAACGCATTTCCAATTCCGAGGAAAGGTCTACAGCGTATGAGCAAAATCGCGCACGGCAGAGTGTTGAACTGGAAGCCCGATCTCCCTGACCACCGGGATCATCGCTATGTGAAAGTGAAGCCGTGGTATCGGCGCTTCCCCGCTCGCGTGGACCTCAGAGCGCAGTGCCCGCCCATCGTTGACCAAGGGCAGATCGGAAGCTGCACGGCGAATGCTATCGCTGGAGCGCTCGGATTCCTGGAGATCGCGAAAGACCCGGCTTTCCAATTCAGCTCGTTTGAACCCTTCTCCCGGCTCTTCATCTATTGGCGCGAGCGCGTGATGGAAGGCGACCCGATGCAAGACGCGGGTGCGATGATTCGTGATGGCGTTGCAAGCTGCTTTCAGAAAGGCGCGTGCCGAGAGAAGACGTGGCCCTATGACGCCAACAAGCTTTTCACCACACCCTCTCAGCCCTGTTACGCGGAAGCTTACGGACACAAGCTCACCAAGTACATGCGCCTTAACAATCTGAATCTCACGGAGCTCCTCGATTGCCTGGCGGCTGGCTTCCCGTTCGTCTTCGGGATCTCGGTGTTCGCCTCGTTCTTCATGACCGGCAGAGACGGCATGGTGCCCGCGCCCTATGGACCGCTCGAAGGCGGGCACGCGCTCCTTTGCGTCGGATACGACCTCGCCTCTCAGCGATTCATCGTTCGCAATTCATGGGGTACAGGTTGGGGTGACCAGGGATATTGCTACATCCCGTTCGGCTACCTCACCAACATGAACCTGGCGGATGACTTCTGGACTCTTCGACGCTAGTTGGTAGTTCCGGGCTTCCTCGGGCAATCGTTACTTCTACGACATCCTCGTCAGTGACGATTTGCCCGAGGAACTCATGCTGCGAAACGTACCGAAGCTTCACCAACTGACCCAAACGGTTGTAAGTGCTATGCACATCAACGACGGTGCAAAGCCGCTTGTGTTGGCCTCGCGACCAATACCGAGTACCGATCGGAAATCTCATATCCCTGTCCCGTGAGCCTTCACGAATTTCAGCTCGCCGTCTTTCATACCTATGAATCCGACGAGCTTCTTAAGCTGCGGCCCGCGAGAACCGCATGTCGCGTAAATTTCAAAATGGTCGCCGGCCTCCGCGTGTGTACCGATAACCTCGACTCCCACGTCCCAGCCACGGGTATGAGACTGAATGGTCTTATGCCCACGCCGAGTCGCCTGAGTTTTCGCCGCACCTTTGATCGAAGCATACAGCGCACTCATGCCCGCACTTCCTGAAGCTTCGCAAACTTCTGTCTCACCTGCTTCACCCTCACCAATTCCTTGAGCAATCGAATCTCTTGCTCCTGCGAGTCGGCCTTACGGAGCAACCGATCCCGATCTTTCGTCAACGCCTTCACCTGCTCTCGCAAAACCCTCTCCATCTCTGTCTCTTCCATTTGCTTCCCTCTCATTTCGTGGCTTCAACTTCCATGCCACAGTTCACACAGACTAGTAGCAACCAAAATCTCCACGGCGTGTAAGCCTTGATCCCGAACACGCCCCCACACTGCGGACACGGTGGAAACTCCAGATCGTCACGCAATCGGCTTCAGTCCCGTTTGCGCGAGCTTGTACTGCTTCCCTTCCTCACGCACTTGCGCCGTCATCTTGTTGGCGTCAGCGCGGTTGATGAGATCCTCGGCGCACGACCAATACCGGAACTCATCGATCTCCAAGTAGTACCAACGGTCACGCGGGTTGAACGGATCAAGGTAGCCGTACCAAACGATGCACCGGTAGAAAAAATCGAACTCTTCTTTGAGCTCTTGATTCCACTTCTCTACGGTGTACCAGTGGGGCCATTGAGGCATGGTCTTCGCAAATCGCCACTCCACTTTCTTGATGTACGCTCGTAAAAACTCCAGCGTCTCATCCGGTAACTTGCAACGGTTTCGTCCGAAAGGATCATTGGTCTTCGGCATAGCTCACCAAGGGAGTTTCTTTTTAGGGGCCTTTGCACCCTTACATTTCGCATGATGATCTCCTAAGTAGGTGCCGTTCTTTTGGAGCTTCAGCTTGTAATCTGCTCCGCAGTCCATGCACTTGTCGGTGATCACCTTCAGCTTCTTCTCCTTGCGCTTACTCGCCTTCACCGTTGTACCTGGCGAGCCCTCCGCAGCTCGCACTTTGTCTTTGTAACAGCGAAACTCTTTGCCGCTGGTCGATTCCTTCACCACAGTACGATGCTCCGTTTGGCGCACGAACGTGAAGCCGGAATCCCAGCGCCCAGGTCGTTCTTCTACCTGTACTGCCTGCCCTACTACGTAATCCATGTAGTCTCCCCCTCAGTCTTCGCGGCCTCTGCTCCGTGCTGTACGCACGGTCGGCATTGCCGCTTGCATTGTTGTGGGGACACCGTACTGCACTTTCTAGTGTATGCAAGAAAAATTGTGACTAGTCTTGGCGCGCCATTCGCCGCACTTCAGCGCTCGCTTATATTGTCTTAGGAGCTACGCGCCGCGCTTTTCCCTGGAATTTGCGCCTGGTTGTACGTGTGGTTTTTCACGTCGAATTTCTCGAACACGTCTTCGAGCATGAGCAGATTGATTTCTTCCCTGCTCGCGCCGATCTCCTTACACAACGTCTCAATAGAAACCCCGTGCTCCTTCACCAACGCCTTCACCATGTCCGCCATTTTGAAAGCGACGTGAGTGCCCTTCGCGCGATTGATCCGCACCGTGAGCAGCATTCGCTCCGGCTCCGTCAGCGCGAGGACCGCGCACGGCACTTCCCAGCCCATCTGTTTAGCAACCTGTGAGCGGTGGAATCCATCAATGATCGTGCCGTCCTTCGTAATGAGAACCGGCTGGACCCATCCCTGCTTCTGGATCGAAAGAGCCAGGAGTTGAAGCTCCTGCTTAGCCACAACGTTAGGATTATAGTCATTGCTCTTGAGAGTCGCCGGATCTCTCCACTCGATCTTTTCGAGGGGACTGCTTAAGCGCTTCAGGGACTTCGCGGCCTTCAAACTCATAGTGCCTCCGATTGATCTGCTTATCGTAGAGCGGCATGATCGCCTTGTCGAAATTCAGATTCTTGATTTGTCGCCACACGTAGAGCAGCGGGTAACCCTTGAACGGCGGCGGATATGCTGAACCCACCGAGTGGCTCGACTTATAGCAACGCTTCACGCACATCAGCGCTTGCTTGAGCTGAACGGCGTCGTCTTTGAACTTCTCGTTGCACCACTTCACGAGCCCTTCCCACGTATGCTCCGGGTACTTCCAGATGTCGCGGTCGTCGCCCGTGAATAAATCGTGGCTGTAGATTTGCAGCGCGTGCAGGTGAGGAAACATCTCGACGAGCTTCTCGTAGAACTCCGGGTTGTACTTCTTGATGTGGTTGATGTCGTGCCGAGCTTTGCCGTGAAGCGGGGTATCGACGCGCAGCTTGCTCCCGCTCCACATTTGGTGATTGTAAATCTCGTTCAAAAAGCCCTCATCGTGCAGGTACTTGAACACATCCGCAATCTTCCAATCGTAGATCGGAATCGCTTTGGTGATCGCTTCGTTTTCAGTGGACGTTAAAAAACAGAAGAAACCCTTGTGCGCGTTGCCGGAGATAATCATACGCCGCGCTGAAGACTCCTCGGTCCTGATCCCCGTCACCACAGCTAGAGAACCCCGAGGATATAGCTTCCGCACTGCTCGGTATCCCGTATAGATGTCGTAAAGAGAATCGGTATCCCGAATCGCGAATTTCGGAATCTCCCGCAAGTAGCGTGAGCGGTTCTTGTCCCACTGAATCAGGCTCTCCACTCCATTCAGTGTAATCAGTTCGGACTCCATCTGAGTCACGAGCCACTGAAGATTCAACCAATCCGTCTGACTTGTCTTTAGCCACGTGATGTACTTCTCCGTAATCGGTGAAAGAAATTCCTCGTCGATGAAGACGCTCTCAACTTTTTTCTTGAGCCCCAGCCGCTTGTACGTCTCTCTGAGCACCAAGAGGCAAACCAGCGAGTCCTTCCCACCGGAGTAACTAACGACCACATTGTCGTAGCTGTTCACTAAATGAGTCATCCGCGCAACGGCGGCCTCTAGAACATTCATAGAGCCTCTTGAATGAAGTTCAGAACCTTCGTCGCCAGCGACTTCTCAGATTTGTCGTCCTTCTTGATCTCCGCAAGAGCTGCGGAGAAAGCCTTGAGATCCTCCGCACTGTCAAAGACCAGCGTGTAGGCGTGAGTCTCTTCCTCGCCGTCGGGATCAACCTCGGGATGATAGTCGAAGTCTTCTATGTTTTTGATGAACTCCGGAGTGACGGAATCGACGAGCCCCTTCAACTCTTTGCCGTCCATGCCGGTCAGCCGCAAATCAAACTCTTCCTGGCTCAGCGAGTGGAGATCGAACTTGAGGAGATTTTCGTCGTACTCAAGAGATGTGACCTTATTGTCGGCGATTCGCGCGGCCTTCGCCTCGCTCTCTGAGAGATCAGAGATGATGACGGGCACGCGACTAAGCCCGAGCTTGAGGGCCGCACGCTTTCGCCCGTGCCCCTTGATGATGACGAGCTTCTTGTCCACGACGATGGGTTGGTCGAAGCCGAATGCATCAATCTGTTGCGCGAGCTTATCGATCTGCTCATCTGGATGCTTCTTCGCGTTCTTCGCGTAATCGGTCAGCTTGTTGGGAGCGAGGTAGACGATCTCAACGTCATTCTTCTTTTTCGCCATCGATCAGCTCCTTTTGGTCCGGCAGTCGTGTGGCGCTCCACTTGACCCACGCGGTGAGATTTCCGCCCGTGAATTTCTTTGCAAGCGCCTGCATCGTTTTTAGATCAGAGAGCGGAATTCGGAAAGCCACGAGCTTCGTCGGCTCCGGCTTCAGCTCCGCTATGCGTATATCGGCTTTTGCCATACGCCCTTACTATACACAGATCCCGTCGCCAGAAAAGCGCTGAATTAGCGCTTAAAACGCGTAAAATGTCGCTATAAAAACGTACACAATGGCACTATAATAATAGCTAAGTTATTGTATTCTTTAGCTATTTAAAGTTAGAAAAAAGTTTAGAAATAGGTTGACTATAGGCGTTAAATTGTATATACTGGTTATATAGAAAGTGAGGCTATACCTATGAAAGCCCTAATGCTGATTGCAAGCCTGGCACTGCTCACCGGGTGTTCGGACCCCGCAGACGCCCAGGCCCCGACCGCGACCACGTTAACCGCTACAGAGCCCGGCCCTGCCGGACCTCAAGGACCCGCTGGTCCGCAAGGCCCTGCCGGACCCCAAGGCCCTGCCGGTAGCTCGACGATTCACCTGCTTGACGGAAGCGGCGCTACCCTGCCCGGCACGTTGATCGGTGCTTCCACCTTGTACCTGGCAAGCGAGCACGCGAGTGCTACCTACGCCGACTACGGCAACGGTCACGGAGGCCCCGAGCGCAAGGAGATCTACTTCACGCTCGCGGCGTGCGCTGGCTCCAGCTATGCCATGTACCCGGTTACAGGATCGGTCTTCACCAACCCGGTCTTCGGTGGAAAATGGATCACCGTAGCTGGAGGCTCGGCGGCTCCCGGCACGGCGGTCAGCTACTACGACCAAACCGGCGTATGCCGAGCTGGAACCAACTCAGGAACCGTCTTCCTGGTCGCCCCATATACCGGCACGTTCCCTGTCAACGTGCTCACGCCCTACACCGTTCAATAAGGAGTATGTATGACTAAGAAACCCATCGACCCAAACGACGGCCTGATCGCAAACCTGGACAAGATCGTAGCGCGGAAGGAGGAAGCCCGGAAGGTTGTACGCACGATGGCTTTTTCTACGGCGGTACTAGAGTCGATACCCGAAGGCGGAACGCATACCGGACCCCTGTACGCCGCGCTCATGACCTACGGCTTTGACCTGCCCACGTTTGAGAAGCTGATTGACCAGCTTGTTGAAGTCGAGGCTCTCAGACGCGCCTCTCGCAACTTCGTGGTGCCTGGCCCGAAGTACGCTATCGCAATCGCCGGGATGATGAAGGTCATGAAAACCTGGAAGGACGAAATATGAGCCGCTGCGAAGACTACCCTTGCTGTGGACACGCTGGCGACCCCGGTGGATGCCCAAGCCGCGAGCTCCGGACCTGCAAAGACTGTGGCGTGAAGTTCCACCCCGATGACCTGTGCTGGGACTACTGCTATCGCTGCCAGGAGGCGGAACGCCGACGCTACAAGCCTGCGAAGCGCGTGACGATCGTGACCGGTCAGCACTGCGAAAACGAAGACTGTGACCAGACCGCGACGATCAAACTCGACGATCGCCTGCACGTTTGCCCTCAGTGCGCCGATGACATTGAACACGAGTGGGCCTGTGAAGAGGCGGACTATGAGAGGGACTGATCGGCGCGTGAGTTATGCTGAACGCCGCGCCTTCGATGCCGAAAGCTACGTCGTGATGGGAGCGCAAGACATCGTGGAGCGAGCGATCGAAGAGATCGAAGCCCTGGAGCTCAAAGTCTCGCCGCAGCTCCCGACCAAAACCCACGTTGCCCTAGCCGAAGCAGCGCGGAAGCGAATCATCAAACGGCTGAAGGAAGTGAGATACCTATGAAGCGCAAAACGATCACCGTTGGTGGGAGGATTTGTCGAGTGAACGATCTCGCCATCGAGCCCGCTTACACGAAGTACGGTCCTCCGGGCGACCCCGGCTTCGGCCTATACCTCTACGGGGTATATCCGCAATCCAGCGTGCTCGCCGGGCAGACCAGCCGCCTCTACCTGGAAGGCGCCAAGACAGAGGCAGAGCTGAAAGCAAAGTACCCGGAGGTCCGATGCCAAGGCTCCGGCTACATCGACCCCGATACGGTTCAGCCCAGCGGTCGGCCCTCAGACTATGAAGAGCCGTGGGGCGAGGAGGATTACTGATGAGCCGCCTCGATCGCATACGCGAGTTGAAACTCAAGCTGATCGAACACCTGCTCACCGAAGTGACGACCTTCGAGAACCGTCAGTACACCGTCGAAGAGATTGTCGCGGGAAAGCGGTCGATCCGGCTGGCCCTACAGAAGTGGTATCGGCGGCTGGAAGACACAGAGAAACGGAAGATCCTGCCATGAAGCTAGTCAAGCCCCCGTACCGAAACCTGGATCAAGACGAGCCCAGCTACCCGCGACCGCCGATCACTCCGTGGACGATCGTGTGGTGGATCTTCATCCTCGTTTTCGGAATCGCGTTCTGGGACGGTATCTACGATTTGTTTAAATTCTTCCTCGAAAGGAGTCCGCCATGAGCTTCGATGACTTTCGCCTGATTGTGAAGAAGCTGACTGACGACGAACTGCGCTTGATGTTCCACTTGCTGACCAGCCCGGTCGGTGAGGATTTAATCCGAGCGATTCACCTAGTCCGAATCGCCGCACTCGACAGAGGGATCGATCTCGTATGACCAAAAAACCTGAACCGACCACCGATCTGAGAATGACCTACATGGGACGCCGCCTGAGCTCTGACGGTCGCATCCTTCACGTCTTCAAGCACGGACGAGACGAGTGCAAATACTTCGGCATCGTCGGATGCATCATCGGCCACATCTACAAAGGCCAAGGCGGTAAAGGCCCGAACGGAGAAACCCAGAAGCGGATGTACAAGAAAGCCCGAGCGACTTGGACCTCCGGAAGTCTCGGACGAAGAAATCGCGAAGTGGGAGGCGGAAGACCTGATCGTCAAACACTCGCTCGAAGAAGAGAACGCTCTTCGCCGGATGCGCGAGGACAAGAAGCTCAACCCTGTCGTCGACCTCATCGCGCCGATCGTGAAGCGCCTGAGCTACTACGACCAGGAAGCCTTCGTGAAAGCCGTGGTTGCCAAGGCCCGCGAGAAAGCCAGGAAGCTATGACACCAGAGCTGAGACAGCTATTCCTGACACTCCGCGCTCTTCAGCGCCGCTTCCGGCTCCTCGGCCTGGCCCTCGAATTCCGGGTGCGGCCATCCCGCCCCTGGCGATTCTAACGGGTCGTATAGACCACCGTAGGCTTCCTGAGCCGCTTTTCGGACCGTGCTAGCCGGTCACCCCTTCCGATTCCCAGCTTCGCCCGTCTTAAGAGCCTTTCCGCCGCCTGGGGACTCCCGATCAGAACGTCGTTGGTGCCACGATGCACCTGGCACCCCAACCATCCCGATTGAGAGATCCAGACCGCTTCCTCCGCGCACCGGGTGTAGACCTTGACGCCCGGGTGCTCCTCAACGCAGCTTTCGATCTCGCACTGCCTCATCACGTAGCTCACCAGTTATCCTCCTCGCGCTCCTGACGAGTCTTCCGGTCGTGGCACTTTTTGCAGAGGCCCTGAAGATGCTTCGACGGCACGAACATCCGCTCCAAGTACCCACCGTCGAAAACGTCGCCGCACTTCTCGATGTGGTCAGGGAAGATCTTGCCGACCTTCTCGCCGCACTTCTCGCATCGGCTGAGCCCGTACTTGTCGCCCGGAATCTTACAGCGCTCAATGCAGAGCCGTCGAGCTCGCGACCAACTCCAGACTTGCCTAACCGCCGTCCGGATTTGTTGGATCAGTTTCGAGTCGATCCCGTCCGCTCTCTCGGTCTTCTTCCTTCTTGCACTCACGGCACTGACCCTCCATCTCCGCTATCGTGACTTGCTCTTCCGTCTCCAGACTGAACGCTCCGCACTTCGGACAGATGTAGCGCATTCTTTTTTCCTTCGTCATGGATCTCCTTTCCCATGCAGATCATCAACGTCACCCCGAACAAAAATAAAACGAGGACGGTCCATCGTTCCTGCTTCTCGTATTTCATACAGCTCCAGATGGCGGAAGCGGTGCCGGTCTGCCTTCGTTCCGTTCCTCCCACCGGAGGGCCGCTTGGATTTTTTGGGCCAGATCCACCGATGTGTGGACAAGCAGGGCCTTGCCCCGGTCGTCCAACGTCCACCCTTCGGCAAGCGCTCCGCTCATAATCGTCGCCGCCAAAAGTTCCCGATGCCTAAGTTCACTCTCACGCGCAGTCACCATTCTTCATCTCCCCTCTACGAAAGGTTTCAGTTCATCTCTCAAATCCTGAAGCCGCTCCAGCCGAGCGTCCAAATCGTTCAGCGCCGCTTCGACTTCTCGATCCGTTTGAACGTGGCCCTTGAACAGATTCTTCTCCGCCAAATCTGAAATTTGTTTTCTCAAATCGCCCTTTAAAATTCTCACTCGATTTCTCTTATCCACCGACCCCTCCTTTTCCACCGTGTTGATACGTTGATACCAAAGTGCCGTTTTCGGGGGACCCCCCAGGAAACACGTTTTTCGTGCACGTGTTGCACTCAGGTATTATTACTACTCTTACTCTTATCAGAGAGACTCCCTTAAAAGAGGTATCAACGGTATCAACGGTATTCACCATGGCTCCTTTTCCTCGGGAAATCTTGCCTTCTTCTTTGTTGATACCTCGGTGATTTCGGTATCAACGAGGTACTCACCATCGGTGCTTTTTGACCAGTCCCACACGTTTCCCGTCCGAGTAATTCGCTTCTTACACCCCAACTTTTTGAGGGCCTTCGCTGCGAGCATTGTGTGTCGTCTGTCCATTTTCCAGTGCATCAGGGGCGAGGTATCAACATCCGTTGAACCCTTTTCTCCGAACAATTTTAGGATCGAAATTTGGGTCAAATCATTGACCGCTCCGAACCTCTCTTTCCAGTTCAAAAGTTGCTCCATCATCACGTCAGAATCATCACCGATCCGACGTTTCTCTTGCTCCTTCCTCGCTACCTCACGTGCCTGTCCTTCAAGCTCGAAAGAGTCAATGAGTCCCATCCGGTAAATCGCCAGAGCTTCAGCCCAAAGCTGCTCGCGGTTCTCTTCGTTCGCATCCCAATCCATCTCCCCCACGCGCACCGGGACGAATCGCCGGTTCCCCGTGTCGTCGCGGAGATAGTGCTCATCGTTGGTCGTGCCCGCGAAGACGCACTGACGAGGCTGCTCGATCACCCTACGACCGTAGGAAGGTCTGTACTTATCCTCCGTTCGCGTGATGAAGGCTTTGAGAGCTGCAATCTCGTTCTTGTCGAATTGGGTCAGCTCTCCCATCTCAATCACCCACCGACCGATGAGCTCTTGAGCCGCGTCCTTATCAGTCACGTCTGTGAGCCTGTCCGTGAAATATTTCTTCCCGAACAGCTTTCTGAAGAACGTTGATTTGCCCACCCCTTGAGGGCCTTCCAAAATCAGCATCCAGTCGAACTGGAAGCCGGGTTCGTAAATGCGAGCCACCGCTGCCACCATCCATTTCGTAAAGACCTCGCTTAAATAGTAGTCCGGCCCGCGAGCCCGGAGATGGACCTTGAGCCACGTGCCCAGACGTTCCTCCCCGTCCCACTCCGGCAGGGCTTCTAAGAAGTCTCTGACGGGATGAAACGAATTCCACTCCGCTATGATGTCCACGGCGGAATGAACGTGATTGGCACCGGGATCGAATCGGAACTTCGACGACAGCCACTCACGAATCAAGTTGATGGACGTGTCCGTGATCTGAGACCCCTTCTTCTCTCCCCACGGAGTCGTCACCCCGTAGGTGTCCCATTGGGTGAACTTGTCTCGGATCACCACGTTGGGGGCTACTGCGTTCTTCAAGATCAACAGAACGTTTTTTAGCGACGCGATCGGCCTGCGGAAGTCTTCTTCCCCGTCAGCGGGCGGCTTCCCGTCTCTTTCGATTTTCTTTTCCCAGCCGTCGGAACAGATGATGTCGTCAAATTGCCTTCGAGCTTCCTCCTGAGAGAGCGGAGGCGTTTCGACAACTTGAAATTCTTTGA